AGTCGCCTCCCAATACCAAAGACCTGTTTGTACAGCCATTGTTGAACAACAACTATACCAACCACCAGGATCTCCATCTAATTCTAAATTACCTTGAGAGAATGTAACGCTGCTAGATGATTGTAATGGATTTGCTGTACAGAAGTTTCCATGCACATCGCCGCTACTATCTTCATAATTAGTAGGCGTATCATTTAGAACATCTAGGTCACTAGCTGGGAAAACATTTGGATCATTTGGAACTGTAAATGTACTGGTGTATTTACCATCTCCATAAATCCGTACATCCTGCATCCATCCTTGTAATGGGAATCTACCATTAGAATGTATTTGTGCTCCAATAGTTAATGCAGTACCTGTATTTAATCCAGTACCATCTGTAGTGTCAGTATCAGATTGAACCACTCCATCTATAAACAAACGAGCAGTATTATTATCTAGAGATAATGCTATGTGATGCCAAAGATCGTCGTTAATTTGATTATCACTTAGCAGATCAATATAACCACCCGAACTAGGATATCCGCCTTCTCTTAATTCAATTTGAATCTTCCCTGCATTACTATCTCCAGTTGATCTTCTCATTATTCCCCAGTTCTGAGCAGCAGCACCACTACCTTCTTGTCCTATTAAACTTTCACTAGTACCGTCTGGTACATGGCTAAATTTACACCAAAATTCAACTGTCCAGTCACCATTAGCTTTCCAGTTACTACTATCTGCTATTTGTAAATAATCTCCACTTCCATCAAAATAAGCAGAGCTTCCATAAAACTTAGATTCACTAGTAACAGTTTTAACATTGCCGTTAGTACTTACAGAATGCCCTTCTCCTGAAGCATCTGTAAATGTTGTTCCATTATTTGATCCATCCATCGGCAACCATAAATATGGATTAGAAACACTATCTGTTCTATTTCCACTACTCTTCACACGTCCGTATGTATCACTTGTTTCTAAAATTGGTTTAGCACCTCCAGCACTAGCAACTGAAACATCTGACTGATTAGAAGCCGCACCAATTAAATTATTTACAGTCCAATCGTTCCTGGTAGGGGGTGTGAAACTAGAAGTGTACTTAGCAACTCCTTTATATATTCTTAAGTCATTTATCCAACCATTAAATTTATTACTTGTTCCTCCTACTCTGCTGCCAATTTGAACAACTTGATCGCATTCTTTTACCGTACCATCAAAACCAGTAGTCTTTTCTAACGTGCCGTTTAGGAAGAATTTCATGTTGTTACCATCAATCACAGCAGCTATGTGATACCAAGTATCTGTTATCAATTCTTTATCAGTTGCATAGCAATCTATATAACTACCATTAGTTTGTCTTATCTGAAATCCAACGAATTTACCAGAACCACCTCCACCAGTGGCGACTTGCCAAGCGGAGTTACCTGCATAACATCCAATAATAGTTTCATCGTTTGCAACAGTTTCCCAACGAACCCAAGACTCAATAGTGTAATCACCAGTTCCTATATCCCAATCTGCATCATCGGCAAAATTTATATAATCATCAGAGTCATCAAAATATAGAGATGATCCGTAGAATCTACTTTGATCTGTTTTAACTGCAACACTACCATTATTAGAATTTATTGCTTTGTTAGAACTTCCAGTATTAATTTGTTGGTGTACATCACACGTTCCAGATGCTACTGAATCCCCAGGGATTGCTAATACAAGTGCATCTCTAATTGCGGTAGAAGCTTCATCCCTATAACCAGATCCTTTAGTTTGCCCTTGGTCATACTCATCACTTTCTGCTGTTGTATTATAAATAGGTAAAGCACCATTAACAGAAGAATCTTCTATTCCTTTATTAAATGAGTTCCTACCTAACCTTGCATTTGTTGACGTATCATTGAACTTGAGGTGGAACGAATTATCTACGGAATTATCAATTAATATGTGACCGTCAACCTCCACGGCCATAAGTTGTATTTGATTATAGGCAGCATTCGATCCCCATACAAGAGTTGTTAAAGTCTTAGATGGAAGATTAACCCATTGATCTCCTGCTGTAAGACCACTTGTTAAATCAGTGCCGTTTTGAGTTAATGTGCCACCTGAACCATTTTTGTTTATCCATATTCTAATTTGAGTGTTTGCCGTTATTGAAGTTGTCCAAGTCAAGTCTGTACCATTAGCAGGGATACACCACGTTCCGCCTACTTTTCCATCAAACGCATTGTCTGCGGTAAAACTTCCGTTAAAGCTTCCTGATACTTGATCACTCCACTTCGTTCCATTATGCGGGTTCGATCTAGTCGTTGAATCCGTAAAATTATCTCTAAGTAAAACCCCATCCACACGAATAGCACCTAATCTTTGGCTATAACCACCACCATCAGACCATTCTAATTTAGTTAGAGTTTTAAGATTTTCATCTGTACCAGGGACTTTTAAGGTGTACCACTCACCACCTGATGTTTGATTACCAGTATTAGCGACTAAATGTGATAAACGATCTACATCATTTACTTTGAATGTAATACCTGATCCACTAGATCCATTTCTCCATATATTTAATTCAATAGAGATATTAGCAGTTATTGCGTCTCCAGATTTCGTAAAGGTTGCAGTAGTGCTGTTCTGTGGTTGAGCTGTGTCGTTATCGCTACCATCATCTTCTATTAAACTGCCATCAAATATATAATCAAAATTATAATAGGAGTTGGCCATAGTGCCTGAACACATTGCAGACCAATCAGGACTGCTAGCATCAGTGTTAGGAGTTGGTAAAGCAAACGTTTTTGGATCGAAGACTCCAGCACTCGAAAGCTCCCCAAACGCTGCTGGGGAAAGGGATAATCCGTCAATAAATTGTACATCTCCTAGCTGTAAATCAACATAATTATTACCATTTTCTACTCCTAAATAATGGGTACGTGCTGCATTTATACCACCTATTGAATTATTATTAGATGTTCCCCAAGAAGTTATCTGTTTTCCATTGACCCAAGCTTTATATTTTTCAGCACTGACGCTATTATTTAGGTCTATCGATACGCAAAGGTGTAGCCATGCACTAGGGTCTCTGAAAACTTGATTAGAAACTCTAAAGAAATTTGTATAGCCACCTAGAAACAATTGATCGCTTGCATTAAAAGCAATTGCAAACCAATTATTATCACTATTAGCTGCTCCGTGTACTGCATAAATACGTTGAACTGTGCCTAACTTATTACGCTTAACCCAAGCACTCCAAGTCCATGTATATCTATTTCCTTCTGAACTAAAAGACCTGCTTAAATTAGCCGAATCTGCTGAGTTGAACCTAAGTCCCTTCTCAATTTGATAGGCATCATCAGCCACCGCAGCCGCCCTGCGGAGTAATAACGGATTAGCAGCTCCAGGTATTCCCATAAATCAATCCTTAACGTCTTTAATTAAGTCACATACTATCGACTCTGATCCATTAGCAGTACTAACGACGGTATAAACCAATATGTCGATTGCTCCAGCAGTCTGTGTGAGATTTGCTGATTCTGACCCTCCTGGAAAATGCCAGTAATTTCCCCAACCAGGAGTAATAGGCGATGAAGCATGTTGTTGAATCTTAATCATCCCACTTGCGCCTGCTGTCATCGCTGATGGATTTGCAAGTGTGAAGGATGATCCGGTCAATTGCCCAATCGCAAAGTTGTTTGTCGTATTGAGATTTAAAGCAAGACTGCTTGAAAAAGTAACGGCAGTGATGGTTCCTGACTGAGTAGCTGTAAAGGTCTGCGCTGTCCCCACGGACGCATCACCTACGCCTTTAGCATTGAGTTGTGTCTGGATTGAAGAAGTAACTCCATCGACATACCCCAATTCAGTTGCAGTTAATGTCCCAGGGATTCCATCTAAAACATTCAGCTCTGCGGCCGTTGTTGTAACCGCCGTTGAGTCAATCTTCAATTTATCCTTGACGATATTTACTGTCGCTCCACCACCTGTTAGAAGCTCATCGGCTGAAGCGTCCCAAAGGATATAAGCAGAAGCAGTTGCTCCAAATAGCTTTAGGTCTACACCCGTGTCATCTACTCCTAGATTTACATCACCCGTGAAGGTTCCTCCCGCTTTCGGAATAGCTGCATTTGCAGTCGTTGCAGCAGCATCAGCCGCGTCTTTGGCAACTTTGACTGCCGCAGGAGTAGCTGCCTTAGTAGTCGAAGTACTAGTAGCTGAATCCTCTAGTTGAAGAGCACCTTGAGCTGAAGTCGAACCAGCCGAAATTTTTGACCCTGCAATAGCTGCTGAAGCATTTATATCAGCGTTGACTATTACACCACTAGCAATCGCAAATGCACCTGCATTACTTATAGTTACATCGCCAGAAGGTGTAACAGAAGTAGCGACGTTAGAGCCGTTCCCAACTAGGATGTTCCCATCTGTTAATGCTGCTAACTTGCTGTAATCAATCGCTGCATTGGTCGCTACGTCTGCATTTGCTATAGAAGCATTTCCAGCGATTAGGAAGTTACCGCTCTGATTGGGCAGCGTTAAAGTTCGATCAGCAGTTGGATCTGTAACCGCAATTGTAGTCTCATAATCATTATTTGTTGCGCCTTCAAAAGATAAAGAACCTCCATGTCCTATTTCTACTGCTCCTGTGAAAGTACCTCCTGCTTTACCTATCTTTTCAGTCTCTAATTCTTCGATGGCATCTTGACAATTAGTGGACCCAACTTGACCATATGGAGTAAACGATACATTGCTAGCTGTCTGCCCACTTACAGTTGCAGAAAGATCGATCTCATTCCAGCTAGATCCTGACGCATTTGTGACTCCTAATACATAATCAGGAGGATTAAGTGAGACGACTGGAGCTGGAGCAGAAGGTGTCCCAGCCGTTGCAACAACTACATAAACACCATCAGTTGTTTCACTTGGAGTAGGCAGGTTTGATCCAACTACTAGACCAGCGGCACTACCTGCTGTAGTAACACTTGCCATCTTAGAAGTTGATGCGTTAAATGTACCTCCATTGACCAAACTTCCTTTCGTTAATGTAGTAATAGCCTGCCAAGCATTTCCGTCCCACAGATAGGCGTCCTCGGCCACTGAGTCAAACAGTAACTGGCCAGTGAAGGCTGCCGTAGGAAAACCCGCCTGAGATATAGATTGAACAATACAAGTAGAAGAATTGGCCATCTTTGCGGCCGTTATTGCATCATCAGCGATGCGGGCTATTGGTAAAGTTCCAGAAGTTAATAATGCGGCTGAATGGTTGGGGAGGTCAGAGTCCGAAAGCGTGGTGCCAGCAGTCGCTAGTCCATCTCCGTCCACAGTGATCTTTGTATAAGTCCCTGCACTTACTGAGTTAGTAATAGTGAGAGAGCCGTTTCCGTCTACGCTCAAACCTGAGCCTGGCTTTACAGCTCCTTTAGCACTGGAAGTCGCAACAGGAAGATCAGCACTTGTTGGAGCGCGTGAAGCTGTTACCAGTCCATTTGCGTCATGCTGACAAACAGAATATGTAGAGCCTGAAGCTGAAACACTGTTATCAAGTTTTATAGTTCCACTCGTTTGAGTCAGACCATTGCCGTTGATAATTACGCCACCTTTTGCACTTGTAGTTGGATCGGGGAGATCACTACCTGCAATAACTCTTGCACTTACAGCACCTCCACCTGATGTAGGTCCAGCGAGGAACTTATTAGCTGCGTCAGTGTCATCAACCGTTGCGCTTAATGTATAAGTCGTTCCAGAAGCAGTCGAAACAACATTAATAATTCCACTAGTAGATCCAGAGATCGTGGTCGTACCAGCAACTAACGCATCCCAGCTAGATCCGTCCCAGATATAAACCTTATTTGATGCTGCTGTATCTACAAGAATCTGTCCTGTGAAATCACCTGATCCACTGGTACCGCTTTGAATCTTGGCAATGTCATTAGCAAGCTTCGCTGCGGTTACATTGTCGTTTTTTATGGCCGCAGTGTTCACACTGTCTGTAGCCATTGAAGCTTCAACTATTGCTCCACTCGCAAAGGCAACTTTGCCTGAAGGTATTGGCGTTCCACTTAACTTGTTTAATCCCGCTGTACTGATCAGCTCATTGAACTTAACCTTTTTGGTTTCAGTTGCATTAACAATCGCTAGAACGTCCTCGTCATCGAGGTTAGAACCAGTGACCTCATTAAGAGCACTAATTTTTGCGTTTGCCATACCTAACTACTAATCGGTCTCAAGCAATAGGTTAGCCGAAGAGTCCTGTTCGAGTAAGAGGAAGTCAGTATTTTCCTGAAGAAGTTTGTATTCAGCCGCAGTCATCACCTTCAAATTGATCTTTCCAGTTGTTACAAAGTCAGCAGTCATTTTCACAAGCTGACCTGTATTGAAAGCAATTGCTGTATTGGTTATTAATCCTTTTACGTCATACCAAATCACATCATTAGCAATTTCAGCTCCTCCTCCACTTGGGTCATATCCATCAATTTTTAAATAAAAGTGAGCATTAAATTCGCTCCCAATATCTGATCTAAGAACTAATTGGTGTAAGTACTGAGCTGATTCATACTCACCAGATCCCACCGTGTCTCGGTAATCCCAGAAAGATTCCAGCCTTCCACTTCCACTTAATATCCCATTAATACTATTTCTAAAATCATCAGACAAGGCCGTTGTATCTACAACCTCAGCAGATGTATTCAATTCATAAGAAGTAACTTGACCAAGAATTCTATGGATCGCATTTTGGACAGTAAAGCGAACATCTAAAGACCAACCAGAAGATTGAGCAACTAGAGAAATAGCATTTGACGTTCCACCTGTAATGGCATGTGCATAGGTTGCATAGAGCCTGATACCTCCCAGTTCATCAACGTGAATAAAGAATTTTCCAGTCTTTACGCCTGTATAACCACTAATAAAAACAAGATTGCTATCAGCTCTTATTTCTAGTTCGTCACCTGTTATTAATTCACTTGTGTCTCCCTGACTTGCTAAATCAAAACCAAGTCTTTTCTTAGTTGCAACAACTTCATTGTCACTGATCGTAGTAACAATCTCACGACTGCCAAAAGTTCTTTGTAGTTCAACGCGGCCCTTCGACCCAAGATAGATAGCCATTAGTTAGAGGGTTGCTATAGGTAGAGCACCTGTAGCTTGGAACGTTATATCGGTAGAAACAATATCTCCTGTCGCAACTCCTATTTGAGCACCTGTGATATATGCAGTTAATTTCACATCTGAATAGGATGTTCCGTCAGCTAATCGAAGGGTTAAAGAAACTGTGTCTGTAGAAGCAACTCCATCTGTACCAGTCTTTACAAGTTTTCTTAAAAGTGCGCTTGCGTCATTTGATCCATCATCTTGCTTGTAATAAAGAAGACTTGCCTGACCACTAAACGTTTGAACCCCTGGGGTATAGCTTTTAACGCTTTCTGACAACGTGGTTGTATCAAGCAAATCCATGCTGGCTGAAAGGCTCCAGCTCTTGACCTTTACTTGGTCAACATCGCTTAGTTGAAGCGAACCATCTCTTCCTGTGTATGCCTTAGCCATTAGATAATCACCTCTTAGTTAGTTTAAAGGACACCAATCAAATTCACATGAACATGACTGACTCCTTCTTTTACTTGAGTGACTTGAGGTGGTCCTGAATATCGATAAGCATTGCCCCAGTTTCCAGCTCCTATTGCATCACCATTGCCTGTCCAGCCTTCTTTCGTTTCAGTCTGAATAGTAAAAGTTGTATAAGTTCCCTTCATATCGTGATAATGATCTAAAAAAAGCTCTGCATTAGCATCCGTCACATTCCTATAAGTCAAACTCATTTTCATCCCTGTTCTTTTTGATCCATACAGAATCCTTGTCTCTGACCCTGATTGAGACCTGAACTTTTTAATAGGAAAGTCTCCTGGGGAGAAATTTCTTGAGCTAGGAGTGAGAGTAGGAAAAGCCATTAATCGCTGATAGTGAATGATCCATTAACAACATCCTCTGCTATCAAACTTTTTAAAGTGCTCTCTTCACAAGGGAACTCGGAAGCTGATATTTGAACGGTGTTGTCCTCATTCATTGTCAATTGCTCAACGATGTAAACGTTGGCACTGCTTGAGGTTGACTTAATAGTAAAGACAGAACTGTGAAAAGTCGAATTACTAACCTTCCCATCAGGATCAACAGTCATCGTTCCATCAACTACTTCATCCGTCCCTGACTTGTAATAAGAAACAGGATGATTACCTACTGCAATTGTGCTTGCACTTGTAATAACACCCGATCCACTTACTGTTCCATTCTTTGCTGCGCTGTATGGATTTGATTCAGTAACAACTTTTATATAATCGCCAGGAGCAAGGATTAAATCATCGACAACAGTAGAAAATTCAATTGTGTGAGTTACACGTCTTCTTATAGATAAAAAGAATTTTGCAACCTTTTCTGCATGAACTGTACTAGTACAAAATGAGGTTAAATCAAAGGATTCAATTGGATCAAATTGCATTTGTCCATTCACACTTGAACTGTCATCAGTAGCAGCCCAACGAACCATGATTGATTTCTCTACAGGCAGCTTATTCTCTTTGATTTCTTTGTACCTAACTACAGCTTTAAAAGGTTTTCTCTCCTCTGCGTTTAAATAAGTAAGAGCAAAACTGTCCTTTAATATATTTCCAGTAGTAAAGAGTTGCTTTATAACTACAGCACCTAAATCAATCTCTCCTCCACTAGTTGCAGGCAGGGCTGGTTTTATACTGAATTTACCATTACTAATAACAAAGTTACATAAAAAATTAGGAGCCATATCTGATATAAATTGCCTTATATTTACAGCTTGATCTATTACTCCATTAAAGAATAATTTGTTTTCCAATAAAAACTTCGAAGTATCCGTTAATGCAGCCGTATCTATAAGATCATCATACCTGTAAGGGTTGACAGTCTTTCCTACACCTGCTACTTGGTCTGTTAATAAATAATAAATTAAGTCTGTTAATAAATTACTTGGTCCGTTATTTGCAGAATCACCATAAGCCAAAGACTTGTCAGGGTGCCATCTTTTTACAGGAATACCTTTCTTTAGCCAAAATCCAATCTGATCTAAAGTGCTAAATCTTCTACTTGCTTTTAGTGATAAGCCTGCTGTTGTTAATTTATCATAAGTAGGAACATTTTCATTAGCTAAAGATTCATTCACGTAGATAATTACATGCTCTGGATTGCTGTCACTTGATTTCTCTACACCTTGATAAAAACTTACATCAGCATATTGACTTTGACCTTCAAAAAATCTATCTGCATTTGTTGAAGCACTAGCTGCAATTGTTGTTGACCTTCCATCAATGCTATATACAATCCCTAATTTTGGAGGTGGAGGATCATCAGAATGAGACCAACTATTAACATAGAAATTATTATGCACAGGATTAGCATCGGCGGATGGATCCATCGAATCCTCAAATGTATCCCCGACAAACCAATTAGTTGTGGATGGACTTGCTGTTAAAGGTGTGAATTTAACATCAGACCAATAATTTGAATACCCAGACCAATGAGGTTTATCTTCCCACCCTTCTTTGTCTGCCCAACGTTTTGAAGTTGCCTCTATGCTGAATTTTATTGTCTTCCCATCTTTGGTAACTGTTCTATCCTGAGTTCTACTTTGACCATCATAATTATCTGCATTGTCTAGAACTTCCCATAAATATCCTTGTGCTCTTCCTCCATTTGTATTGCCAAACCTTGCTCCATCTATCCTCATTCTTATGCCTGCTTTAGTCATTGTCCCTTGACTGTTCTGAGTATTTCTAAAAGGATTACTTCCTCCAACATCTTTGGTTATAGTAAATTCGGATCCATAATCAAATCCTGTACTAGAATTTAGGACTTCATACCTAATAATATTCCAAGAGTAAGTTTCTCCTGTTGCAGTTTGCATTGGACTAGGCATTGAATACTTGACAGCCGTATATCTTATCTCCATTGTTCTATTCCCAACTATTGATTCTCCCTTGGTAACGCTTTTTTCTGCTCCATCAGGCCACCCTGAAGGAACAGCTCCAAATAGTTCATATCCGAAAGCTCCTCTTACTCCTCCACTTATGCCTGTAGGTTCTGAATATTTGCCTATTTCTGATATGGCTGTAACCTTATTTTCTTCTTCCTCGTCAAGAGCTGGTAGTCGATTATGAATACCGATAGCGGATGGATAACTTTCGGTGAAAACTGACGCTGAAGAAGAATAGCTATTTAAAAACTCTTTATTAGATTTAATATCACCAATTGTTTTACGTTGTCCCTGAGTTGTTATAACAAAAGACTCACCTCCTACAGATTGAGTATGTGTTAAACGACTTTCACTATCTTGTCTCTCCGCTGCTAAAATCCAAACCTCATGATCTTTGCCTAAATCATTTAAAGCAGCACCATTTTTAGGTGTAAATCTATATTCATAACTATCCTTTGGATGATTAATGCGAATAAAATTATACTGATCTACAGGTCTACTTCCTACAACAACAAAAGTCTTATTAACTACATTCCATTCCGTCTCTCCTGCTTTTTTTATCTCAAGAGAAAAAGCTGAAGCTCTTTTAATGTAAGAGTTAATCGTTCCAGTAGTAATATCAACAGCTTCTTCGTCTAATCTTTTAAGTTCCGCTGGTTGAGGAATAGATTGAAAGTTTGTAAGATTTGATAGTCGTTGAAAGACTTTGGATCTAATTCCTATTTCTGTTACTTCACAAGGGCGTGTATTTCTAACAATTCCCCTTGCTACTTTCATTAAAGGATAAAAAGCAATACCAGGAGCAGGCTTATGTTCGTCATGTTCTGCTGTAGATGAATCATCAATATGACCTATATCAGCAACATAACCATCAGAAGGATTTAAAATCTTTGTCACATCAACAAAACCTACTCTTCTTAAAGAAGAATCTGGCACTTCAATACATTCCAGTTCTACTTCCTGATTGCCAGGAGAAGATTCATCTGGATTCCAAAAAGCCTTTGTTCTTTTTATAACTTTAAAAATAACATTCCCTATCATATAAGTTTCACCTAAATGTAAAGCATCTTCAGCAGCTAAATTATCCTCTTCAATAGCACTATTTATGTCATCTATCTTTACCCTTTCAGGGTCATTTTCTGCTCCATAAAGGTTTTGTACTATTTTATTTGAAGAGATATGAAATATAATTTTATCTCCTACATTAATATCTTTTTCCTCTATTCCTGAAGAAGCTGTTGGGCCTGCTCCATTGATTTTTATAATACCCATTCTTCTTGAATAAGCCCTACCTGTTCCATCCATTCCATAGCTTCTTAATTTGTTTTGCCAACCACCTCCTCCTTGTCCTGCTTTATATTTACTAGCACCATTCCTATCACCTGATATTTTTAATCTTTCCCAGCTTTGTTTTCTTAATGTACCTGGGTGCCCCTCACCTTGATCTTCTGGGTTGCCTACAACTTGCCACTGAAGTTTATAAGGGGTTGCATTATGAATAGGTTCATAACATCCAAATTCTGCATTGCTACTAAGACTATGAACTGAAGAAAAACCACGTAAATCTCCATCGGGACTAACAGGACAATCAAAAGCATCTTCCAAATTGTCTCCACTCTCTCCTACTTGAGGATCACCTGTTGCAGGCCCACCAATCGTTCCATATTTTTTATTCCATGCTCTTAATCTTGAAAATCCTGATTTAGTTGTATTGTTTTTCCAGTAAAACGCAAACGTATGATCGTAAATAGCATCTAAAGGAGTGTTCCCTAAATAAATTCCAGCTAAATCAGGAACAACAATTCCATCTGTTGTGTTGTTATCTTCATATCCTTGCTCCCCTACAACAAACATTAACTTGACGGATTGTTCTAATCCATAGCTATACATCCGTGACCAAACCATTGGAGGTTGAACAAATAGTCCTCCTTCTGTCTCTGTGTAACGTCCGAAAATAATAGGAATAGGTGTTCCGTAATTTGCTAAATCAGCTTGACTTTCAAATCCTCTAGTTGGAGAGAATCGACTTCTACCTGTAATGCTGTCTAAAGTTCTGCGATCTATTGCACCAGGAGCTTTTGGTTTTGGCTGCAACATCATCGAGACAGCCGTTAACGTAACTCCTACTAGGATTTGACCTAAAACAGTTAATCCTCCCGCAGCCGTTGTTAATTCAGCTTTGATGTCAGGGATTAATTCATATCCAGCGGGTCTAACTTTTCCCTTCTTTCTTACTTCAGCAACAAAATATCTATACTCTTCTTCATTTAATCCAATTGTTTTAATTAACTCTTTCTCGAACGGAAGCAATGGAGCTTCGTAAAGTGTTGGACCGTAGACCACGCCACTTTTCCCTGCCTTGCGCTTGCGTATAGAACGCCTGTTTCCCATATCACCCCGAACACCCATGTTTCTTGAGGTATAAGTAAGATGTCTCCATCAGTGTACCTAGCCTTATGAACTCTGTATCCCCATCCATACAGTTCTCGCAAAATATGACTTCTGCTTCCCTCATACCATCCATTGTCGAAAGGTGGTGTTTGGATTCCGAGCCTATCGAGGGTGGCATAACAGAGATGTATGCAGTCTATGG